GAAGACTGCCTGGCTAAGGCTTGGCCACCCGCGGGTGTTCTACGTGTTGAAATCCCGCGAAGGTAGGAGCAACAGTGGGAGCTCGGTTGTGTTAAACACCATCTCGAGCTCCAACTGCTGTTGAAGGGGAATTCCGAACGCCAATTCAAAACTCAACCTAGCTTCGTGGGTTATGTTAAGCGCTTTATTATTAAGCGAGACGCCACGCTTGGCGAGCATAAGAAGGAGCTCACCGGATAGATGTTCAACAGGCCCTGCCGACCGAATTAACATGTCAGAATAGGCCTGAAGAACAGGAACCCCACGATTACAAGTGAATTCGCACATACCTACTGCCTTCAAGAGGCGCTTGTAGGTGTCCAACTTATCATAAGTCTTTTCCGTATAACAAGTTCTTGACATCACACGGAAAGGGTTGCGGACAAAAGTTGGTCCCTCAGCCGTCTCAACATACTGGCACTGGCAAAAGTCGGCGTCATATATGCTGTAATGGACATCGACCTTAGTGGTGAGTCGCATATCCTTTAGAAGACTGAAATGCGCTTTTCGCAAATCGTAGGCATCACAAACAACTACAGAATCATCGCCATCGACAAGATATTCCGCTCTAATATCCTGGAAAACCACCCTGAGGGCAGCGTAGTTAACTAAGTTGCCCTCTAGAGAGGTGTTATAGTCACCTGAGAGTAAGGTACCAACCACCTGGTACCTCACGCCATTAGAAGACTTGACGAGATTGTTCTTTTGCATGTGAAGAAGATGTTTAAGCTTATCATCGCCCGGGAAAAACCCCATATAGTATTTCCTCACTCGCTCCTTGATTTGATCTACAAGGTGGGCATCGTATCTAGAGTGATCAAGGCAGATAAACACAGGATTGCGAAAGCTTTCAGCTGCTGCAAGCAGAGTCTTTGCCTTCAGACGGGGTGTTAGCCCCTTCATGAATATTCGTTGGTTGCAACGTCTTTTATATAAGGTTGACTTCTCAATAACCTTCATATATCGTGCAAGTGTGTAACAATATTCATCACTCCTGTGTTGAATCATCCGAC